CCAAGTTTCTTCTTCGATGGGATATTAGTATCGCGCAGTTTCGCGACTTGAAATCCGTATAAATTTAAACTTGAGTCAAATGAATATGAGTCATGCTCTAGTTCTGCTATCTCATCCCCCAAAGTATATGACGATCTAAAGTCATTTTTATGCGTCATTAAATGATCCAAAAATCCAGACATGTCCCAAAGGTCAGCAGATGCGTAGTTTTGAGTGACGTCTTCTTGGATAACACTTTTCAGATCCTCTTCAAGCGCTATCTTGCCCAATACTAATTTCACTTCAAAGTAATTAAACCGTACATATTTCTTAGCCATTAATAGGTCCCCCATTACTAATATCAGATAGATTTCGACAAAATATAGTTCTATCTTCCCTGATTATGGTAGGATTGGCAATTGGAACTTTCGTTCCTAGGAACATACGTTCCCCTTATTATTGTATCATACTTCCATTTAAAACGATAGCCCGAGAGCCGAAGCCCCCGAGTTGATGGATTACTTTTCAAGAAGTTTTAGACGGTCCAGAATTACAGCCAACTGTTCGCGGGTAACCGGCTGCCCTAGACCAAACACGCCATCAGCTACACCATTGATCACTTTGGCTTCCGCTGCTTTTTCAATTGACTTTTCAGCATAGTGTCCTGCCGGCACATCCTTAAATTTCCCTGCCAATGCGGATTCCTCCTTCACCTGCTTAGAATATTTATCGAAAAATAGCTTCTCCATAGCGTTCATATCCACGTTCCCAGCGATCCCGTTGACCTTGCCGGAGTCCGAATACTGGAACACAGACCACTCGCTCCAAGTGTTGTTTGCCATTGGCTTGTCCACGCCGTAATGAGCGATCCAGAGCGGCCATGATCCCAACTCTTTACCAAGGTGTGCTTTTGCGAAGCTAGCCCCCGTGTAGATCATTGCCGGGCAGTCTGTAATCCGCTCTAGCTCCTGCAGAAACGTTACGCACCACTTGGTAAGTGTGGTAGTTCCGATCTTTGAAGCATCGCCTTCCACGTCCAGGACTAACGGAAAATCAGAGCGGTATCCTTTAACAGTTGCCGCGAAGTGCGCTGCCTCTTTCTTGGCATCGTTATTTTCAGGGCGGGCATAATGGTAGAATCCCATCAACAGCCCGGCTTTTGCTGCTCCTACGGCATTGACGCTGAGTTGCTTGTCAATACCGGTAACACCTTCAGTAGCTTTGATAATTGCACCCTTTACTCCGTCTGCAGCTACCTTTGCCCAATCAATCGTACCTTGATGGTGACTCACATCAATCAGCTTGATATCGGATGCGCTTTTACCTTTCCACAGATCAGCAGGCTTTGGAAATAAGGCAGCCTTATCCAAAAAGAACGCAAGAACGTGCGCTACTGCCCGAGGCGCTGCGCCTGTCTCACATACGTGGGAACCGACTTTAATGTCTAGGGCTTTAATCAAATCGGCATCATTCGTAAACCCCGTCGAGCTGCCGCCGCCATCCAAGACAACAGCCTCAGAACAGCCACGCGAAAGTAGATAGTCGGCAACCTCTCGCTGAGACATGCCCTTGTCAGATCCGCCTTCGTCTACAAGCAGTATTACTGCCGTGCCGTCTGGCTTGAGTCCCGCAGCAGTTCGAGCTCTTATGCCGTTTGCGACATCCGACTTGATCTTTTCCTCCGCAAGCGGGAATACGTATTTCCCTCCGCGAATTAATGTCATTGCGCAGACAGCCCACTGGACTCCTTTGGGATCGTCCAAGCGCCCAATGCCGATCACTCCATTTTTGCAGTAAAAAGTGAGGTCTCTTCTCGGTTGTGCCGGCGACATCCGGGAATACCACTTTTTCACCGATGATCGTTTTTCCAAGCAATTTGTTATCGGATACAAAGGAAGCGTTAATCCCCAAGATCGCCGATCCTGGATTCTTGGCAGCCAGTTCCTTTCCGACCGATGGAACAGTACCGCCTGCCTTGTGAACGAGCTCAGATCGGATATGCGCCAATCTCGGAATCTCAGCGACTCGGATATCTGTGAACCCCTGTGCTTTGCTATAGCCCCCCGAGTACTGCAGGGGGCCTTCCTCCACTTTTCCATTAACTAGCCGAACGCGAGTATGCTTCATCATAACAATCCCTCACTATCATCCTCGGCAGCCTTAGCGGTCTGCTTGACCATTTGATGACCATATACGGCAAACGCACCGGCCAACACACCCTGAATGACCGCCTCCGGCCCAAACCCAATTATCCAGACAGTGAGCAGCAGCGCAAAAATGGTAACGATATAAACGATGGTCCAGTCCTGCACTCGCGGTGTACGCTTAAGCACAAAACCGAGTATCCAACACATAGCCACAACACCCAATAATCTCGGATCAATTAGATTAAAAATAGCGTTCCATTCCATAGTAAACATCTCCTTAAAATAATTTGATAATGGCCACAATCAATCCTGCAGCAGTTAACATTGTCCCAACTATCCAACGTTGACCTTGCCGGCGTTTTTCATTCTCATTGTCGATTCGAGCGTTGAGCGTCTTTACTTCTGCTTCAACGCGAGCGTTAAGCAGCCTGATCTCTCCGTCATAATGAGCCCGGATCTCGTCTATCTTTTGTTTGAGCTCATCTATCCGGTAATGGGCAGAGTCCGCTTTGTCCTTAGCCTTTTGGGCTAGGCTGTCCGACCTTTCCAACTTATCCACTAACCGTTCCATGCTACTAGAAACCTTCTCCAGGGCAACGGCAGTTTGTTCTTGCGTGACCTCTAACCTTGCAACAGCAACACTAATTTGGTTCAATTTTTCCGTTTCTGGACCGCTCACACGCCTCTCACCCCCCACACTAAATTAAAAGACTCCGCTATTCAGCGGAGGCCCGAGTCTCTTCTAGCTTTTCTTCTTTCTTTTCGAATTGCGGCAGCGCTCGATCAATCTCATTCCTGACTGATCGAAGAATCATTTCTTCGCTACCGGGCCATTGCTGCAGAAAGATGCTGATTATGTTGTTGATCTCCTGCACCGGCTGCGCGGGGTTAGCTCTAATTACGAGTTCATTTTGTACGGTTGCCATTATCCATCATCCTCCCAGGACAAAATAAAAAGCCCACCGGAGTGAGCTTTGATGAGTGCTTATTTTTGGGCTTCGAGCGCTGCTTTCTCTGCTTCGAGTTCGGAGAGTTTTTGTTTGTATTCATCGATTAGTTTCTGAGTTTTTACTTTTGCATCTTCGTTAGTAGTTGGTAGCTTAAGGGCTCTTTCATAACCATCAATTGAAGATTTGAAAGATTCAATTTGCCAAATAATGTCCTCTAGCGTTCTGGTTGGAACGATAGGATCAGTATTTTCGACTGGTTCTATGACCTTCACCTTCTTAGTAAAAATAACTTCTTTGTTTTTGAAAGCAACATCATAACCAACCGCTTCCCCTAGCGCACGATTAGGCGTTGTTGTTTGTCCATCGATTGCCAAGGCTTTTGCATCCAGAACAACACCATCTACTTTAATTACATATTCCGCCTGAACCTTTCGACCAACTTTCGAAGCGGTACCTGCAATCGCTTGTCCTGAACTCATGAGCAAAGCCCCAATGATTATACCAATTACATACTTCCGCATAATATCGCTCCATTCCCTGAGATTTCCTACATTGTAGCACAAATTATTTAGGTATGTTGGCGGTAGCGATGGCATCTCCATATGCATTGTATAATTTAAGATTACGAGTTCCTGGATCAAAAGCCATATTAGCAGCGAACAAGGCTCGGGCGACAGCTTCATAAATTCTGTTATTGATGGCCGACATGAGTGTAGTACTTAGATTATCAAACTCTTGTTGAAGCGTTAGGCCACTTGCTCTACTTTTCACTTTATTCCAAGCCGGAACAACATTATAATAAGCGCCCGGCTCAAGCTCGATATCGCCACCTACTGCAATCAACCTCAATTTATTACTCGTAACGATATCGAAACCCAAAGATGAACCAGATATTGTTCCAGAACCGAAAATACTGCCCTGAAAGACCAAGGTTGGAGCACCTGAGTAAACTGGACGAATCGACAAATGATTATTTGCGTCCATTAGTGCGGATAACAAGTTTCCAGCACTAGAGAATTCTATTCTCGGATAGCCAATAGATGTCGCTATATAAGGCCCAATGATCTGTCCTCCATTTATAATAGTTGCCGATATTGTACCGCTAAATTCTGCCCCGACAGCAACCATATGACCGGCAGAATTAACACTGAAGCTAGTCCCGATTTGGATACTGCCGCCCTCGAATGCCGATGCCTGAATCAGGCCCTTGAACCTCGCATCCCCCGTTGCAGCATCTTGCCATATTGTCTTGTCGCCGGCTTTGTTGAACATTGCCATGCCGTACTCACCAGGGCCAGTTTGACCGATCCGGAGGCGTTCGCGGTTAAAGTCATCTGTTATCTTCATGCCAAGCCCATCAACGATCGTCAGGCTATCGTCATACTTTACACCTTTGAGTACAGCGTTGTTAGTTGTGTATGATATCGCCTTCTGGCTGCCAACTTTAGCCGCAAAGATATAATCTGCTGTAGACAGCTGCCGGAAGTTCGAAAGGACTGCGCTGCCGCGCTTAGGCTCGAATGGGTAACGTTCATACTCATTAGCCCGGGCATCAAAGGAGTAACCGAGTTCTCCATCAAACACCGTCACAGTATCGCCGGCTTCGCGAATCCTCTCGCTCTCAAACTCCTGATCTATCTTTTCCATTTGAATAAAATCGACGGCATATGAGACGTTCGGTTTCTCGTACTTGGCAAGATGCTTCTCCATCTCCTGCAGCAGCCGAGCTTTTGTATCGATTTCTGGCAACTCCATCTTAGCCATAAATGGATTAGCAGGATCCAAATATGGAGAGTCAATGTATTTAACAGAATGCCCCGGCATCCCCTCGATCGTCAGGCCGTTCTTGCCGTAGCCATACAGCCGAGTGATCCGTTCCATGTCATGGCTTGTCCTGCGTATACCCTTCATGTTGTGAGCGTACCGGACTCGAGCGCCGTAGTTGCCACCCTTACGTGTTGTGAGGGTGATCTTGTAGTTATCAAATGCGATCTCCGCACCATATAGCTGACGTAGTTCCTGCAACAGATCGAACTTCTTCTTCTCACCCCAGTCGAAAATGTCCATAACAGGAAAAGACCCTTCTACCGCGAAGGTGAAGGGCGTTCCATTTCCGAGCGTGGTTAGCATTTGAGCCAGTGTCTTACCCGCGGCGAAGTCGATATAGGAGTCTAGAAAGTAATTATTCAGCGTAAAGGCAATGTGATGAGCCTCTACGACCTTATATAACTTCTTTCCTTGCCGGATCTCCTCAACCTTACGAATGCGAAACCGCTGCCCGCGCTCTACATCCTTTGGGAACACAACATCATTTCCTTCGACAAGGGCCGCATAGCGCTCTGCATCATCGTCTAGTCGCGGATAAATGAACTGCGTATAAAACTCGCCATTAACTACTTCGCGCACCTTGTCTTCAAATGCGGCCGCGAGAATATGACGAATGGAGCCGACATGAAGCTCTAATCTTGACCGGAATTTACTTGCGATGATGATCACCCCCTAAACGAACTTGTCCCTGTGAGTTATGCGGCAAAGAATTGTCCGGCCAGTTGCATTATCTCGGAAATTAATCGTATTGCTTCCGGGATTAAGATCAAAGAAATCACCAAGATAACCGATCACTGCCCCATTCTTCCGGACCAACATCTTATTAGAATCGATGATGATTTTTTCACCTGGAGCAAATGGGCCCGTAATCTCGATCTTTTCAATGTGGTAGCGGCTGGCGTTCATTCTGAACGTCCCTTCTCCGTTCCAGTTGATCGATGCAAGTCGTTCGCGGATAGCCTCTATAGTGAGTTCTCCGGTACCATTCCAGTTAATTGATGCGAATCGCTCTCTTACGGCGTCTATATTAAATTCACCTTCGCCATGCATGGATATAGCAGCTACAAATTCGCCTTTTCCCTTTATCGACATATCACCTTCTCCGTCCCAAGAAAACGAAGCGAGTACATCAACTGAGAATGGACGATTGAAAGGCATTCGGTTAAAAGGAGACCGATTAAACATTATACTCGTCTCCAGTAATTTCTTTGTATTGTTCTGGAGATATCACACCGAACGAGACATATTGAGCAACTTGGGGCTTTTTAGCCCAGCCCTTAGAATAGAAATACTGAATTCTGTCGAAATCACTCATGCGCTCGCACTCCCTTCTAAAGCAAGCAATCGTAGCTCGAGCGCTACGATTTGCTCACCAAGCATTTGATTTTCACTTCTCAACTCAAGAGTTTCGAGTTCACGCTGCACAAGCTGCTCGCCTAGAATGTCGAGTTCGGTCGGTAACTGGGGTACGTTCCGTATCTCGTCGATTTCTTCCTGAGTCAGACCTTCCACGAATACACCAGCTTCAAAGTCGAACACGGCTTTATAGGTGCCCTCGGGTACTCTTGCCGTTGTTAGATACCCGACTACGACAACGGCCTCCGGGTCTTCCGGGTTTGGCTCCGTAATGGCCTGCAGCTCGGTTAATTCCGCAGGCACCAGCGCAACGTCCACGATCACCCCTGCAAGATTAATCCTTAACGCCTCTCTCATGCTCCCGGACCTCCTTTATTGTTCTGCATAAAAGTTGCAACCGTCTAGGATAAGGAATGTTGTGCCGTCTCCTGTAATCGGCACGATATTTCCGTCTTTCGTAATGTCAAAACGTGACGGGAATGTAGACCCACTAGCGCCCGATATTGTAGAAATTATTGTGCGTTTTTTTCGGGCGGTATCCGGGCGGCAATATAAATATCGGGAACTCCCCAAAAATCCCGCTTTTTATCCGTCTCTGATATGCACGATACCCGAATCATCTTTCATAAATTCGGCCGGGTTATAATTCCCCCCGTCTGCTGTCACCCCGGTATCATTAACCCACCCATTTAGCAGCGTTGGCGCTATCCATTGCGGCAGCTGCTTCTGTACTTTTGTGTTCCGTAATATGGACACTTCTGTACGGGCCTCTACCACTTCCCTTACAAGGCTGCTCACATTCTCTCGAATGTTCGGCGCGTAATCCGCGTTAATTGCTAGCGGTGCTATTCCCATGGCGTATGTGTCCAGCGCCAAGTATGTGACGGAATAGGCTGCTTTCAGGTCGAATCGCGCATTTGAAAGGTAAGCCCTGTCTATCCCATATGCAATCGGAGAAGAACCACCCGTCACCCAAGTATCTACGTCCCCGTTCCTATAGACGCTTAAAATTTTCAAGGCCCTGTTTTTTAATTGCGTTGCAGGTAAAGAGGTTGCGTTTATGAAATAATTTTGAGTGTCGGTGAGTGGCCTTGCCGACTCTCGAACAACGATACCTGTACCGACTTCAACTAGGTTCGCACCTTCGTGCAGCATCAGCGCGCCTTCGTAGTTTGCAGCCTCGTCTACACTTTGGGCTAGTTGGTACATTAAGCGGTATGGGGTGTATCCACCTGTCGCCCTAGTTGTAGGAACACTATTAACTCCACCAGTTACCACTGTACCAAGATTATCAACCCACCATTTAGAACCAGTACCATTGTAAGGCGTTTCTACACCTACAGCGCCGTTATACATCCTCCAGCCCGAGAAGTACGCCTGAAGCTCCGCTAATGTCGGTGTGTACGTCTCGCCCCAACCGCTATCTGTGTCTAATATTTGAAGAACTAAGTTACTTGCACCCGCATAAACTTGGTCACCAGCAGACTGAGCATTGCTGTTTGTGAGTATTTTCCCGTCATACTTTATTGCAGTAAATCCCGTTGTTGCGTTAGGAGTCATTCCGGGGAAAGACGTCAGCGCTACAGTTATTTGCTTGTATCCTACAAAGTCTATGGAATTTGCCCACACCAACGAACCGTCCAGCGCCATTTCCCTGAACCTGCGTGTAACCCTCGGCTTACCTTGCCCGTCCGTGTATAACTCGTCTCTTATGCTGCCATCCACGTTAGACGTTAACTGTACGTCTGGCAGGTACAGATAGGACGGTTTTTGTGGTTCGAACGGAATAACTTCGCCACTAGGGGCTAGCATTGGATTAGACATTTCCACTTGAGATGCTGTAGTTCCCAACAAACGAATCTCCATTAACGTTTGCCCTGCGGGTATAATGATATTTTCCGATTTCAGCAATCCTGCCCCGCTTAGGTCGATAATCAAACTTCCAGAAACTGCAAATAGCCTCCCTGTCGCTCCGCCAGATATTGCAGAAATACAGTAAGCTTGACCTGGTGTAACGGGAATAGTACATATAAACTTGTCGTTATTTGTAACGGTTCCTTTGTACGAATCCGTAATAACGTAAGCTCCTGTGTTAAATCCCCAATCAATAAGCGGTGGCAGTAGGTTCTTACCCGGATTCGCCATATAAACCGCGTTGACGTGCTTCATATCGTCAACGTATGGGTACTTCTCCGCAACCCACTTCGTTGAAGTATCAACGCTTCCTTTAGTTGCGGGTATCGCGTCGTATTCGGCTTTAGATAATTCAAACACGCGAACCCCGTCAACGAATGCCGATTGCCCCGCCGCTCCTGTAGGGATGATAGCTACGTTTTGCGAATGCCCCGTTGTAAACTGGCGCTTAACCCAAACGGTATTGAACTTTGTTTTATCAGTTATGGCTAATCCTGCCTCTCCGAACTCTAGGGCTACACCAACGGATAAATCATTGTTCTTAACTTCCGCTAATGCAATATAATACTTGCCGTTTTCTAACGGCGAAGCGTGGTACATAGAACCTGTTGTGAAGGTAGACGCAATCGATACTTTAATAGCGTTATTCCCGTAGACTTTGTTGTTGCTGTCTAATGCGTGAGTAACTTGGAAGTTAGTCCACTTACCGACTGTCTCCATGTTCCCATTTCTTCCAAGCAAGTTAATGAGTGTACGCCCGACCATTCTCGGATGCAGTATCGCCGGGACGTCGCCGCCCTGAACTATCTGCGTACCGTTGTTGAGTATTACAGGATTCCAGGCTCCAGGGGCCAAAATGCCCTGTAAGTCCTCCAAGTTAACTCTAAGTGTCTCGTAATCTTTATTCGTAAAGTTACGAGCAACCTTAGAACCCTCACTCCATGCCTTCGCCGTGCCTTCAACACCCCGTGTAACTCCCGTTAGATTGTTCCCGCTCTTGCCTGTATAAAGGATCGTCTCAGCTGCCTCATCAGTCCCGATAGTTACGATATTAGGTGCTGCTGGTACCTTAGAGGCATCCACTAAGGGGATCGTCACAACGGTATTGTTAATGGCTGCAGATAATTCAGTCTGAGGACTGTTTGCCAGCCCTGGATACATAACCAATTGTCTCATCTGTGGACCTCCTTAGTTAAGCGACAACGCGCAAGAGTCCTTTGGTACAACCAATCTGTCGCCATTTAGTATTGAACGAGCCGCGTCAAGCGGTCCGTAATAAAGCAAGTTGCCTCCGGTTGCAGCATCTCTAATCCCGCCGTGAGTGATATTTCCCCAGTCCGCTGAAGCGATTGGAAATGGGATGTCCGCTGTCGGCTTGATTGTTTGTTTACCATTAACAACAGCAGGCGCACCGAACGTAACCTCTTGTCGCACATACCCACCGTCTTTTACTTCCGTCCCCGTATCAGCTGCCGTTGGATTAGATGTGTATAAAGCTAGGTAAACCTTCGTCGGACGAGTGTAAGCGGTGTTCCGAAACACTTGGTTTAATAATGCCGTAGCAAGATGATTACTGACTGCTAATGCCATGATGACCACTCCTATTCAATTTGATATTCGTTTTGCAAGGTAAATCCATTTATCGTGGTAGCGCCATTGTTCGTTAGCTCGATAAGCGGCGGCGTTGGTTCTGTTCCGTTAGACTGAATTACAAGTGTCTGAGGCGAAGAATCAATTATGGTCTCAAGAATATGCTCAGGACCGTAAGCAAATGGATCCGCACATTTCATCGTGAATTCGAAATTTCCGTAACGGTTAAACTGCTCGGGGGACAACTTACTGCTCAACTTGGCATAAAAAATCCGGTCTGGTATCTCATCAAAAATGAGGATTCCAGCCGGTAGTGTCGGCTTGAGCCAGTTATAAATTTGAGATTGTCGGAGTTTGAAAGGAACGTCATTTGGATTAATATCGATCTTTATATCGATTGGTCGTTTACCGTACTCCGTTCCGTAATCCAAAACACCTGAAAGCCCGTCTGCTTCATCCTCATATTCTCGGAGTTCTGGAGAATGAATTGTATAGGAGAGTAAATTAACGCCAAATAAGGAGCAGTGTTGCCCCCTGTAAGTAAAACCATATACCACGATTAGCCGCCCCCCGTCAGTTGTTTGCGTAGGATTTCAGCAGCTTCATTCCCGCCAGAACGTTCGTAAGACCTTAAATCGATACTATCCTCTATAGCAACATCGTGCATTTCTACTCCCACTATTTTCTCTATGACGGTCGATCCACCAGATTTAGCGCCGACTAGACTACCAATCTGCTGCGGGGTTAATACGGGCTCTCCACGCTTCAAGACTGCTTGGATTTCGTCAGGCATCAGCATCTGACTAGACCGGAAATTCATTTCACCGGCTATCCCGCCTGTGTGGTAAACGAGTGATCCATCAGGCTTATACCAGTGACCATCATTTTTACGTGTCCAACCCATCGATGTACCAAGATCTGTATTTGCCTGCTCGAGCCGTTTTTTCTCTTCTGGAGACGCCCCACCCCAACCTGCGCTGTTAGCCATCATCTGAGCAATAACCGATGTGTCGTTAACAGCTACGCCAGCCATAGAGGATTTGAGTCTTGTCATTTCCTCCATGATTTTGGTATTGGTGTCAACGAATGATTTAAGGCGCTCATCGTCAGCTAGTTTGTACAGCTTGGTTAAATCGGTCGTTAGGTCGTTCGTGGCTTCCTTCAACTCGTCATACCATGTTTCAATATCCTGTTTTTTCTTATCTAGCTGTTCGAGCTGCTGATCTCGTTCTTTGGTGAGGTTGCGCTTCTGGTCCTCAACATCCATAAGCCGCAGTTTCTCTTGTAAATCAAGAAAAGTCTTCTGCCCTTTCTCACTCGTGGCATAACGATATTTTTCCATTTCAGCCACAAGCTCGTTACGTTCCTTCAAACGCTCGGAGTCGTCAATCGTTTCGACCTGATCAGCGTAAAACTTATTAATTGCTTTACGCCTTTCATCTAATGCGGAAAGCTCTGATTTCTTGGCTTTGTCTATCGCATCAAGTGCGCGTTTTGTGTCGTCCTTCCGGAGTTTCTCGCGCTCCTTGGCAGCTTCTTCCTCGGCTTTGGTAATAGCCTTGAGTTGAGCGACCTTTAGGTTATACACCTGAGTATCAGCCTGCTTGTAAAGCTCAGAATCCTTCTCATAGCGAGAGCGCACTCGAGTCCAAGCGGCAAGTTTCATGGCCGTAATTTGTTCCTCAGACTTGCCAGCAAGCATCATCTTGCGCTCCTCTTGCTCAATCCACTCAGCAGATGACTTAAACGATGTCTGCTGCATCTGCTCTTTAAGCTTGTACACCTTAACTTCAAGGTCCATCCGGATATCAGCGTTGTTCTTATAAATCTGCTCGAGTTTTTGGAGGGCGGCCAATTCTTGAGCCTCATTCATTTGGTTCAAGGCCTTTTTGTATTCGATTAGCTTCAACGCTGCTTGGTACTGCTCTTGTTGGATCTGTTCAACGGTTTTTCCCGCCTTTTCTTTTTTCTCCTTCTGTTCTTTCTCCTTCGGAGATGAAAATTCCGGAGTGGTAAAGTCAGACCAATTATCTAGCGACAAATCTCTGATCAATTGCGCTGCAGCATTGATAGCTGCGTTACCGTCATCAATTTGTTTCTGCAGTTCTTTTTTTCCGTCTTCCACGATATTTTTAGTTAATGTGCTTAATGCAGGCGCAGGATTCGTGAAGCCGAAATCAGGAAGGCTCGACTTTTTCTTACCGCTCTCTATGTCATCAATTTCTTGAAGCGTTTGTCTAGCGATTCTGATACGCTCACTCGCTTCCGTTTGTGCAATATTCAACGTTTTAATAGATGCTTCCCCAGCAGCAACAACCCTGTTCTTTTCGCCGGCAATATACTCATCCAAGGCATCCTTATTCTTGATGTGCGCACGATGTTCCTTGTCTAATTCGACCTGTAATCCGGGATATTCTTCTTTCAACCTCTTCAACACTTGTTCGAGCCGAATCTTTTGCTCTTCTGTCAGTTTGGCGCTCGAATTCAGTTTGTCGTACTCGTCAACGAGTGCCATTAATTGCTTAACATTGCTTGCGTGAGCGATTGTCTCCTGATTGCTTTGGCGCTCTAACTGCACTAAGGCGGGAAGAGCTGCCGTTACTTGCTTATTCATTTCAGCAAGAACTTTAGGAGCATCGTCGGGCGTATGAATTCCGAAGTTTGATAGTTCAGCATCAGCCGCCTTTAGGTTGGCTCTCAAGTCAGAAATTTGTCTATCTAGTTTGTAAACTTCTGAATTATTACCGGAACCTCTTGCCTTATCCCTTGCCTCATTGAGCTTAAGTAATTCTTCCTCAATTGATTTCCTTTCTTCGAGATTCTTCTTAATAATTTCTGTGTCGGATTGCAGTTTACTAACGTCGCTGGTTGTTAAGTCCAGCGGTGACTTACTCATCACATCGTTAAATGCAGCTTGAGCTTTCGTGGCCTCATCAACGGTTGTTTTATAGTGAACAAACGCCGCGGCAACTGCACCCAAGGCTACGGCAATACCCGTAATCCACCAAAGGGATGCCCCTGCCGCAATACCGGCTGTTTGAAGTAACTTAAGAGCCGTTATCAACCCACCAACAGCAGTTGCAACAGTTCCCACTGCCGCTCCAACCGTCACAAATGTAATCAAGGAGTTTTGGTTAGCTGTGCTCATGTCCCTAAAGCCTAACAACAACTTAGAAACTGTCTCTGTCGCCGCTCGAATCGTTGGAATGAACTTTTCACCAACATCTATTTCGGCAGCAGTAAGCGCGGCGTGAAACTCCGTCATAGCGGTCTGCATAGTATCCATCTGAGTGCCAGCCACGCGCTCTACAGTACCTCCAGCACCTTGAAGCGCCTCTTCCCATGCGTCAATTTCAAAACGCCCGGCGCGGATATTACCCGCTAGCTTTGCCCCTGCTCTAGATCCAAAGGTTTCGCTGGCTATTGCCGTTGCAGTAAGGATGTCAGGAGCATTTTGTATTTGCTTAATAAGGGCATCAAATGCTTCCTCTGCGTTGGCCGCTCCATCTTTAGCCATGTTATTAAGAGCGATGTTAAGAGGACTAATAACCTCACTCGGTATGGCGCCCATTTTATAGAGCTGTGAGAATAGACCGATCTGCCGATCAAGATTTAGCCCGAGTTGCTTAAATGCAGGGCCGGAGCTAATGATGAGGTTTCCAAGTTCGTTAATACTCAGGCCGGATGAGTGCGACGCATAAGTAAGCTTGTCCATCAACTCAGGTAAATCGGTGTATTGCATCTGTAACGACTGAGCTACACGACTTAGCGTTGTTGCTGATGGTGCCGCCTGTTCCTTATTTGCTCGGGCATAATCTAGAGTTTTCTTTGTTAGATTCTCGAGCTCTACTCCAGTTATACCGAAGCTTATATTTAAGGCTTCCATCGTTGCGGTTATTTCCGGGATGCTTTGCTTAGCATTCAACGATAGATCGACAATCGATTGCTTCAACTCATCCGTTTTTTCAATCGGCAGATTCATGGCGGCTGCAAGGTCAGCAGCATCCTGTTCGAATGACGCAGCGGCCTGTGAAGATTTAATAATAACCGCCGCTATTGCAACGGATAGAGCTGTGTAAGCAATGGCTAAGCGCTTGATAGTCGCTTCGTGTTCCTTGGCCTTGGGGTCAGCTTTGTCGAGCTCTTTGGTTATTTTCTCAATTTCCTTAGCATCAACACCAAGTGCCTGCAGTTGTTCGCGCACAGCTTTAAGTTGCTGCTCAAGTATTTGAGGATTTCCCTTCTTGATCTCTTCATTGATCTTCTGGATTTGCTTCGAGTTCATCCCAATGTCTGAGAGCGTAGAATTAAGACCGGATAATTTAGACTTAAAATCGGCAGTCTCTTTATTAGCATCCCTAAGCTTTAAATCAAGAGCACCGACACCTACGTCCGCTTGTTTGCCAGCCTGTCCGAGTTGGACCAAGCTATCATCAAGTGCCCATATTTTTTGTGATGTGGTGTCAGAAACGTTAGTAAGACGCAATAAGGCAGCTTCAGTGTTGACGATCTTCTCTTGAAGCTGGCTCTTTTTCGAATCGTTGAAGGTGTTGTCGTAAGATTCTCGTAGAAAGGCCAGTTTCTGACGCTGGATTTCGATCCTGGCGTTAACGTTATCTAGCGTGGCGGTCAGTCTTGCAATTTGATCTTTGGTTTTACCTACTTGAGTAAGCGAGTCCTCAACACCTTTGATCTCTGACGCTGTTTTCTTTGCCTGATTACCGAGTCCCGCATATTCACCCTTAACTGCTCTTACTTCTGATTTCATACTTTGCGCTTCCGCTGTTAGACGGGCCCTCAGTTCACCGATTTCAATAGTCATCCTAGCCACCCGCCCCCATGCGTAGTTTCAATGCTTGGTACTGCTCTTCAGCCGACTTAGGTGGAGCCGGCGGTTCTTTTGAAATACGATCTTGTAGGCGCTTGAGCACAGCTTCTCGATCGCTCTTTTCCGTCATATGCGGGTAGGACACAACTTCGATATTCTCAAGCATCTCCATCGCCCGGCGCTCATTTCGAATTGAAAACAATACCGGCAGATCGATGTAAGCATATTCGTTTTCAATTTCACACTGCGTTTTACCTAATGCAATGCAGCATAGGTTGATAAACTCATCTTGGGTTATTCTCTTGCCTGATTTATTAGACTGGTCACGAACTGCTGTGCCAGTTGCGGAATCAGGCTGTTGACGTTTCCCAAGGCGGTATTAATGTCATTTCGTTCCCATGTGAGTTTCAGGAACTCGGTGCATTCGGTTAAGCCTGCATGCTTGTCCAGGTATTCAATTGGAATATCGCTAAGCAGCGAGGTTAATTCGTAAATCTCATCTATGGTAACGTCAGCGGCAGCAACAATAAAAACCGCCCGGTCTTGTTCAGGAGTCATGAAAAGTTTTACAAGCAGTTCACCAATCGTACCGATGTGTTCGGTCAACTTCTTCAGGCGAGCTCGGGTCAATTTTGGAATCTCTACTTGCTTTTTCCCGAGTTGTACCCGGTCTTTACGAAAAAGGTTTAACATAACAAAGCCCCCCTCATGGGATGAAATGAAAAAGAGAGGGCCGTTAAGCCCTCTTTCGTGCCAGAACAAGTATTACGTGCCTTGTAATGCTCCCCATGTGTAGAGCAGCCCAACCGGGTCTGCATCTAAGGATGGATACGCAACAGCATTGATCGTGAATTTTTGGTTGTCATCAATCTTGAAAATGCCGCGGGCATCGAATTTAACTGAGCAAGACTCAAGATAGATAAAGCGGCTCGGGTCAGTAACACCAACAGGCTTGATGACTGCACGTTTTCGTGGCAGTTCTTTTCCGGCAAGGCCAGTTACTTGATATGAGACATTGGATCCACTGCCGACCTTATCCGCGTTAGGATTATACTTAACAACTTTCTCGAAATCAGTGTCCGGCGTGTCAAATGCAACACGGCCAATCGTTCCCGTGACGATAGACTTTACCGGAGCCGTTCCAGTTTGATCAGTTGTCGGTTCAAAATACGTCGTTTCCGTCGAAAAGTCGATGCCGCCTTGCGTCACATCAATCGTGACTGCGTCCAGTTCTTCTTCGCCTTCCTCGTCAACACCCCACACAAAGATGCCTGGTCCTGCAAAAATCTTATCAACAACAGATGCCATCGGTTATGCCTCCTTCGTATAAAACATAAAATTGGTTGAATACATCGGCCTGTCTTTGTCGTCTAGTCCTAATGGTATCGGATTGGGTTGCTGCGCCAACGATGAAAAAACACTTGCGCCGCCAACCTGATAATTAGGTCGTCTATGAAAGTGTTTAATGAGCTGCTTTGCCAGTGCCTCAGTCTCTGCCATGTTCGCCGGTTTAGCCTTGTAGGACTTACCCTTCACCAATATCTGAAACGTTGGGCGTTCGGTAGGAACATAATTATGAGGGGCATAGCCGCCTGTACCGAACACGAACAAACAAGGAAGCTTTGTCTCAGGCAGATCAGCAGGAATAAAGTTAGGATCCGGATAAACAGTGAAGCCGGCTGCGGAGAGATAGGATATAAGATCATTCGCAAGCAATGGCATCACCCTTTCAAGATTTTCGAGAGCTCGTCAATGATTAGTTGCTCGTTCATCTTCAGTGCATTCTCAAGAAACTTCTTGCCCGGCATATACCCACCATGCATACCTTTGCTGAGCGTCTTCTCACCTGGTGTCATTTCAACGATTGCGCCGCCGGCTGTCTTACGGAAGCCCTCATGCTGGACCGTTGCATAATGGTCTACCTCCGGACTAACCCCGAAATCGATATACGAGACGACCAATCAACTGTTTGACCTCGCCGACAATCAGCGCCGCCTCTAAGTCACCTTCGTCCAGTGGAGCTAACCTTCTGGCGTCATAAATAACCTTCAAAGCGAGCCTTGTCAGCGCGTCATCGATCCGCTTGTCGATGTCCTCCAAAACAGTATCAAGGGTCGTATATATAGCCTCAAGACCTTCAAGGTTAAAGTTAAACCCATCAGCCATAGACAACGACCTTCTTTACAACGTCAGTCCCGAGGAACTTACGGACCTCGTAATGAGCGACGTTAATCGTGATCGTCTCGCCAAGCGCGTCAATGTATTCGATATAATCATCGAAGCTGACCGCATTCACGCCTTCAAGGTGGATTTCATAGGCGACTTGGATCTCTTCCCCCTTGGCGTTTTTGATAAGCTTCTGCTCCTCGACGACCTTGGCCGCTTTCTCGGTCACAGCTGGCGGCAGCGGCCTTCCCCATTCGTCTTTACCAGAGTGAAAATGAACGACTTTCGCCGGATACCCGAATAAACTCATATTAAAGCACCGCCATACTGCCGCTGTGCGTCTTCCTCCGCTTCCAACTCTGCAAGTTCATCAACAGTAGCCCCTAGCAGTTCACGCACGTCAGGAGAGACAACAGGGCGTTCTCCGTCTTTATAAGTAACGGATTCTTCGCCATCCTTGACCGTTTTAACGTTGTGCTTCAGGTATTTGAGCGCCGGGTCGATACCTTGCAGTTCCCAAACAACTTGATAGGCGACAACAGCGACGACCAATTCAGTGTCAGGGTACCAGCGCGAGAGGTTTCTTTCAGCCTGGACAACTGCAACGGATTGCTTAGCCTCTTCTGCTCGATCCCAAGCATCTGTATCAAGAAGATTGGCTGCGATCCAGTTGCCTACCTCAATGCGTTCCATACGCGATCACCTACTTATTTGCGGCAGCTTCAATCTCCGCTGTCAACGTCTCAGCATCCTTATCGGCAGCGCCTTCGATACCGAGTTCAGTTGCTTTCTTACGGAGAGCCTTGAGTTGTTTCTCGGCTTCTTTCTTCGCCGCCGCTTCTTCCTTAGCGGTTTCCTCCGCTTGGATCTCTTCCGGCGTTTTAGCGATTTCTTCAGCGACTTCCTGATCAATCATTTGCGCCGCGATATCTTCCTTTACGTCAGGCAAAATGTCGCCTGGTGAACGCCATATGCCGTCATATTTAACAACACCTGTGACTTTCATTTTCATAGCCATCCGTCCTTTCTTAGTGAACGTACGTGATAAACGAAAGAGCGCCCGAAGGCGCCCCTTAAATTACCGTTGCAGATACAACCGAGTCAGCCCAAGCGAATGCTGGAAAACTCAGTGAAACGCCGGCAGTGCGAACACGAATCGGGTTCTTAGTAACATCGCGGAATACGTAGATGCCCATGTCGCCCGTTTGTTCTGCTGGGATCTCAGCCATCATTTCTTCCGTTGTCTTAGCCCATAAGAAATTGCCCAATGGACCATCCGGCAGAAGCATGAATTTATCGTTCGCGAACGTCCGACTAGTCGTAAACGCTGCCTTGTTGTTCGTCAGAGCACGGTTCTCAGAGCGTACCTGTGTATCGTTGGTTGCGATACGCGGCAAGCCAAGGGAATCGAACACTGCGTCAAGCTGCGAACGGTTGAGTTGAGGAGGTAGCGCGGAACCACTTGGGTTACCGTGATACTGACGACGAATTGCAAGGTTTTGAAAAAGTAACGCTAGAACCTTGCGAGGTGTGAGGGCTCTAGATAGCGTAATACCCTTGTCAGCCCATGCATCAACCCACTTTTGAATGTCAGCAAGTGGATTAGAGTTTGCAAAATCACTCCACTTATCTGTTCCTGTCAGCGCTGGCTTTTGGTCGGAAGTGTAGCCATAGTCAACATCGACTTTGACATTGCCCTCGGCGTACACCACTTTTCCTGTTGATACAGCTTGCATGGCGATCCACTCACGACGAGCGCGGATGGAATCAACAGCGTACTGAGCATCGTTCAACTGCTCGTTACGCAGTTGGTTGGCTTCTTCTTGGCGTAAGCCGTTAGCTCCAGAAGCCATAAGCGAAAGGCGAACTAAACGCTCGTCCATATAACGACCGCGCTGAATCTTCGGAATCTCAACGCGAGTTCCCGATAGACCTTCACGGGATCCGTATTCGACTTCCGTTCCGAGCTCGGCGATTTGTGCCATGACAGGCAGCCGCGGCGATTCGCTCTTAATGACATCAACCGTCAATTCCGCTGTCTCCTTTGCAGGAAACAAAATCGGATGAAGGTATTCGTTTGTGATTGCAAGGTTCCTGGAGTAGACCAGTAGATCCTCTCCCGATAAAGCTTGCTCGAGCGTTTGGTTAATTGGATCTCCAGCAAAAGTCTGTAGATCCAATTTCATGAATGATTTTCTCTTTTGTGTCATGTTTCTTATCATTCCTTTCTGTTTAATTAGGCAAAAACGATAAGCGGCATTTTGGCGATAAGAGCGGCATCCACAGTAACCGGGATACGCTCTTTGATGAACTTGCCGACCTCATAACCGCCGACAACATGATCACCATCACGAACGTTTACTGTACGCTTCAGGATGACAGTAGGATTCTCGCTTCCGTCTGAAGCTCCCGACTTGTACGGGACCCACTTACCTGATGCTGTGAGTTTAGCCATTGGCATACCGATTCGGATGATCTTGTCACCATTTCCGTCAGCAGTGATCTTGGACGAATCGATCGTTATACCGTTTGTTACTTCACGGACAACCTCGAACGATGCGAGGATCTCCGGGTCTGCCTCAATTAAGAGGCGATCTCTTGGTTGTAAACGCATGAATAACCATCCTCCTTATTAGCCCCACGGGTTATAAGCCGATTTTTCAGTCGGCAGCGCTCCCCGAGATTGAGCTTGTTTGATTAGCGCTTCTTTAGCTTCCTTACTGCCACCACCAGAACCGCCGCCTACGGCAGCACCGAACGAACCACTTCCGGGCTTTTGCTTTCCCAAGTGTGGTTTCTTCTTAAGCAACTCTTCCAACGCTTCTTTAACGCCGGTCAGATTGCCCTTATCGTCCTCAGCGACCTTGGACAGATCGGCGAGAGCATGAGCATCCTCCCAATCGGCAAACCCGAGTTCGCTTGCCAAAACCTTAACCTCGGCGGCAAGTAGACGCTTGTACGTCTTCTCGTTTTGATCCTTCTGGCCGGCTTCGAGCAATTCCTTGGCGCGCTTCTCGACGTCTTCCATCGTCAGTGTTTCGCCTTCAGTGCTCTTGTCCTTCTTCTTGTCCTCCGGCTTCTTCAAGGCTGCTTGCATCGCCTCAATCGAGTCGTATCCAAGTTCCTTGGCGAGAGCCGTCTTCGCCGTTTTCTCAGCCCTAGATAGACGAGACTGAACTGCCGCGTCTAGTTCGGCCTGAGTGAATGTTTTCCCCTTGTTTGGATCAGGATCAGGGTTTGGATTCGGATTCGGGTCCGGATCGTCAGCAAACATCTGCAGGTCCATCTTCAAGGGAAACTTCTTTATCATTTCTTTCATATTGGCCTCCTGTTTTAAGTCCGGGTGGACTATCCTCGATAGGCAGTTTAATGTCATGCCACGGTTTGGACAAAAGAAAAAGCCGCTCACGCAAGCGACTCTGTTCATGTAAGAATCTTTCCGCAACTGATGCAGATAGAGAACGTTTTTTTAATCGCCTCGTTCGGACCGAACGTCTGCACATTTTTATTGAAGCAACAATCATTTCCGACAATACGACGCCGCAACTCCACAAGTCCGCGGCTTATGGCTTCAATCGACTGTTCCTCTGCGACGTGTAACGGTCCTTCAAGAGTTTCCGTGAAAGGCCATAGATGCAAGTGAAGCAGCTCGTGAACAAGAGTTAGCTCCATGTCCTGCGGCTCCATGAGACCGGAAGGATAATCAACCGGATCAAGGATGCGTATCTTTGCCATCCGCTTTTCCAGTGTCGGATTTATCGTTCCCATCGTGTTTTCAAGGCCGATGTCTCTTTCTCGGACGATGGATACCGATACGATCCAATCCTGTAATCGAAGGATCTTTTGCCATTCGGCACACTTTTCCTGAAGTTGATCCTCTGTAAAAATGACTTCCTGCACTATCTGTCACCTCCCGCATTAATCTTCCGATAGTCATCTTGCAGATCCCTATAGGTCTGCGTGTTCCGTGCCTTCATGCTCGCGAACTGCTTCAGGTTCGGAGTGTCATCCGGTAGTGCAGCCTTATAGCGAATCCATTGCTTACGCGTCTCGTTCTTTCTCGACTTAAGTGTCTGGATTTCCTTGTAACGGCGAATATTGGCCTGCGTCCGGTTGTCCGCAAACGACCGACTAGACGCCTCGACCATCTTCTCGACATCATCGGGATTCTGAAATTCCTCGATCCATGGCGTCATCGAATGAACGCAATGTGCATGATAAGGCGGCTCTTCTTCAAGCTTCGGAAAGCGCGGATCGTCACCGCTGATCGAATA